CGTCTGGCATTGATATATCCAGACCTTTTCGGTCATCAGCTAACTTATCCTCGTAAGTTTTACCTTTTTGCTCTTGTGTTGTTTGGTTTTCCATGTTTCCTTTCCGAATCTTCTTACTCTAAAGTGGACTCTACCTTTCGATATTCCTAGGTAAGACTAAACTCTTTTTAATGTTAACCTTCAACGCCTTCTTCTGTATCCGTGCCTTCGTTGGCATTGCTTCCATATCTGGACTGTAAATCTGCTTTATCAATTATATTCTCCATCTTGTTGAGATTTTTTCTTTCCTTATCTTTAATTTGATTAAGGGCTGTATCAAGATTAGTCTTGAATTTCTGAGTGATGGTTTGCTTTCTAGCGTTTATCATTTCACGCTCAGAAGTTTGTAAATCACCACTTAGTTTCTTAACCTCAGATTCTAGTTGTTTAATATAACCTTGCATTTGTTGCATAGCACCTTTACGTTGCAATACGCCTTCTTTGTCGTAGATTTCTGTTTTCTTTAAAACCTCGACATCATCTACCAAGCCCAATTTATACGCATCTAAATACATATTGTACTCAGCCATCCTATTTGATGGTAGCGTTGAGCCTGATATTATCCGAATATCGTGCTGTCCTAATGTGATATCGTTTTCAATAGTCATTAGTTCATTCGTCTTATCGTCATACATTCTATTGTTTATTGTAAACTCTGTAATATCATTATTAGGTTGCACAATTCTAAAAGTCTTTTTAAACTTGTAATGTCCTTTGGAAAAGTTATAAACAACTTTACCAAGTATATCCAAGCTTCCTTCGATGTCTCTCAATTTTGAGCGACCTCTACTCTCTCCCATTTCTTGTAATAAGTAAGTACCTCTAACTGTATCTGGAGCACCAGATTTAAAGCCTTGCATAAGCTCTGAGATACCAAAATTTAAATCTATATAAAACTCTACTCTCGAAATTAAATTATAAAATTCAGAAGCCAATGGTTGTGGTGCTGGGTAATGAGGTTCTCCAAACTCTGGATTATACTCAATAACAGCATTTGGATTAGCCCAATCTCTTTCGAGCTGACCTATATCATCCACGCTTCCTTCTGGGACTAACAGCTTTAATCCAGCAGAAGCCTGAGCATGACTCAATGTTAATGAGAATAACTTATTAATTAATCTCTGCGAGTCTTTTACTTTTGTTACATCAGACTTTGGATATGGAGTGTTAGTCCAAATATTTGGGACTGGAACGATAGGATATATGTCGGTGTTTAGAACTTGTTCATAAAGAAGAACTTGACCGACTGTAGCTACGTGGCGAATACGTGTCTGCAGAACTTCAACCGCTTCTACCAGTCCCGATTCTAAAAGATGACCATTTTCTTGAGCTATGCCCTGAAAAGTATCAAGGTCAACTATTTTCTCTTCTTGTGTCTCTCTATTGAATATCCTGTAAAAAGGAACTTTAATTTTTTCAAATCTCTCTAATATCCTATACTTTTCATAGCCACCTCTATCGTAATCTTTTGTAACATCAGGTGTAAATGACGCTGATGAATTTTTACGTTTTGATGCTGGATAGTCTTCCTCGTCACTAGATGAATCTATACTATCAATTATTTCAGAAAGTTGTGGATATAGACCAAGTAATTGGTCTCTTGTAAGTATTGTAGATAAAATCATAGCAGATGAGTCTGCATAATATCTATCTCTTGAGGCTGGGTCTACGTATATTCTAAAAGGATTGATATGGGTAATTTTAACATCACCTCTACCATAATCAGATTCTGGGTCAAGGTATACGTAAAAGTAACCTAGACCAGCTACTGAATAATCGTGAACTATTTGTTTAAAATGAGTGTTGCAGTCTGATACATCCCAAACATACTCTAGTATTGTTCTCCAAACATTAGCAAGTTTGTAATCAGAATCTTCTCTAGCTACTGCTGAGAATTTTGGATTACGAGAAGTAAGAAGAGATTTTAGTTTGTCAACAGCAGCATAAACCCTGTCAATAATAAAATCGCCTTGCCCCACTGATTGAAGCATATCTGACTCTTCTGAAGAATAATGATTTCCCAAAGAGAAGTCTATAGCATCTCGTGCTTCTACTTCCCAGTCAGACCTGGCATCTCTCCACCTTCTCCATAAATCTCTATTCTTTTGAGCTTCGTCGTTCTCTGCAAAAGTTTCTACGTAGTTAATAGTCGAACTCCTTAAATATATATATACTATATAATATAATGTAAAACACCTAAAAAGTCAAGTGTTTTTTTTAAATTCTTTGTCCTGTAATCCAACTTCTTATTGAAGACTTCTTTTTACTTCTTTTATTCTCGCTATCTTCAAGGTCAAAATTAGCAATATCAAAGCTTTTACTTAGTGGTGCTCTGGCGTTTGTTATCGAATACCAAAGACCATCGAGCAGGTCATCATGCTTTCCTTTTGGAAAGTGAAACATTTCATCTATAAGTTCTTGATGGTTCTTTTTTATATAAAGCTTTCCACGGTTTACAATAGGGCATAATGATGATTCTATTCTATCTTCTTTTTTTATTCCTTGTGGTGGTCTAACACCTCTAGCTATGCCAGGAGCCATTTTTCTATCATATCCGCTAATTTGATTAACAGAATCTTTTATAATTCCCTGTGCTCCAACATGCTCTACGTTTACTCTCCTTATAGGAGAGTAAAGCTTAGCTAGCTCAAAAATCTTTTGTGGCATCTCATAAAGTGGCAAGTGTTCATGGTAGTAATCAATCACGTAAAAGTTTTTATCGCTGTCAACTGCAGTAACCATAATTACTTGATAATCATTATGAGCATTTGACTCATAAGCTAGGTCTACACCCATATAAACGTTAACAGGTATTACTGTTTCATTTCCTTTAAGATAGCATTGACTTGAGTTGCTAACAAGCTCATAATCGTGATGTTGTATTTTGTCTATTTTAAACTTAGCAGTAGCCAAGTCTCTAGCATCATTCATATATTCTTGTGCGAACTTATGCAGCTGACCTACATTTTCATAGTCTCTTCGTATTTGATTTATTTTATTTTTATTAAAATAAGACTCCCAAAGAGGCTTTCCGTCTTCTAATACTCTGTGAAATATAACATCCCATGTGTATTCTTCTTTTTTATCTTTAGCTTCGAGGTATCCATCGTATATAGCCTGTAATGCTGAATCGTAATGTACGATAGTGCCAATTAACCAGATAGAGCCCTCGTTGCCTTTTGATTCTTCTAAAGACGGATAGACAGTAGACATCAACCATTCTTTTATCTCGCGTCTTCTGTCTGGAGTTTTTGTATTTAATTCTGATTCAAAGTCATCAAGAATAATTTTTGTATATCTAGTACCAAGTTCAGACCTACCACGAAGTCTTTGACTAGTACCTTTTGCTATAATTCTATCACCACGACTAGTAGTTATTTCTTTTTCAGTCCACTTGTCACCAACCATATCTCCAAAGTAATAGTTCAATGCACTATTATATTCCATATGGTTTTTAATATATTTCAAATGGTCTACAGCTTGACCCTGTTCTTCAGACACCCAAGCTGCAAATTCTTTTTTTCCCTGTGGATTAAAATATATTTTATGCAGCAGTGCTGCTTTAGCCATTGTAGACTTAGAATGACCACGAGGAAGTACAATACACATTTTTCTTGATTTTGGGTCTAAAAGTTTTTTTCCTACTTCATAATGAAATGGAGCTGGAGATGACTTCATAAAATCATCTGGTAAAAACAACTGACCAAATGCAATTAAGTCATTTGCAACAATGCCAAGTACTCGGTCTTTTTCTTTCTGACCACCTGAGTTTATGTTAAAATTATCTATCGTACCAATCTCCACTTTGGATTACTTCAAAAGATTTACTTCTTTGCATCATCTCGTTACCAGCTACGTACACCCATGCCTTTTGCTTTGTTCCATCCTCCATATCAATATTTGTTTTTACTCTTTTATACAAACCAGAAGCAACACCCTCGTACATATCGTACCTCATCAACTGCTCTTCTGTAACATCTCTAACCTCAACTACGGTACCACTTCCTTTTGAGTTTTGTATTATTGCTGGAAACGTCTGATGTCCTGGATATACTAAAGATGTTCTTTTAAGTTTTCCCATATCTCCATCACCACGCCTCAATGTTCCATAAACAGCTATCTTATCTTTTTGTTTATTTATCATGATAGTGCAATTTGCCTAGGTATTCCTAAATGTTCAACGCTATGGTCATGATTGTATACCGTCATACAATAAATACATTGAGCAAAAAATTGATTTACGTCAATATCATGAATAATAATAGCATTAGTCATTAACTCTGTGTGACAGAAATGACACTCTCTACACTTCAACTTCTCTTTCAACCGACGCAAGTTCCTTGACATTACCACCCCCTATGGCATCTAACTGTTCTTTTGTAAAACCTTGAAACACCGCAACAGATTCTGTTTTCTTTTCTGTGTCCATCATGCCGCTAATCTGCATTAAGGTCTTTAACGCTTGTATTTTATCTCTATCATTAGAATCTCTTTTGTCAACAATATCTCTCATCTGCTCTAAAAGATACAATGGAGTTATATCTGCATCGCTTAATACTCTATCTATTTCTTCTCTAATCATATTTTGAATCCTTTTAGCCTTCATTAATATTTTGGCTTGACCCTCAGCGTACGACTTATTATTCGTTGGAAATGCTTTTACAAAAGCGTCTACTACATCCTCCCCTTTCGCTACGTATTGAGCAAAAAGGAATTCTCTTTGCGTGGTCTTTTTCTTTTCGACCTTGTGTTCGTAGACACTAGTGTCGGTCAAGCCAAAAGAATAAAGGTTTCTTCTAGGTTCACCTTCCATTTTAATATTATCACCGCATATAAACGTTCCGAGAGGAACCCTAATGTAATAGTTTTTTTGCTTACTACCTGCTCTTCTGAGCATTGTCCCACGCTTCAGAACCTCACAAACTTGTCCGTCGTCTGAAACTACCCAGCTACCTTCGGTGCCTTCCCTCCAATTATCAACTAATAACAAATTAGGGTTATCCTTTCGAAACTCATCTATACTACTATATATCGGATGATTAATTTTATTTATTTTTCTAGTTATCATATTATAATATAATCAAAAAGTGTACAAAAGTCAAGTTATCTCGAAACAGAACGTTTTGTAATTTCTTTATTGCTTTGACTATTTTTACTTCTAATGTATGGAGAATGACAGCTTTTGCAGCTGTATAATCTATACCTACTACTACCAGTATAGTAAAACTTTTTAGTAGCTTTTAG